CTTATATGCCATCTAAATACTTAATAATGTAAGACTCGTATAAGGTATTTAGAGTGGTAAGACCCCGCAGAATATCTGATTTCAAACCAACATTCACTAAACTGGCACAGACATCTCACTATCAAGTGATCTTTGCTGGACTCCCAACTCCATTGAGACAACACTTGAATGTGCGTGGAGTTGGATATAGATTTATTACTGAAACTTCTGGTCTTCTTTGTTCTTCAGCAGTTCTTCCTGGAAGCAGAATTGCAACTGCTGATATTGTTGGAAACTATATGGGTGTGTCTGAAAAAATGGCACACACAAGATTATTTACTCAAATCCAACTAGAATTTTATGTTGACGAAGAATATAAGACACTTAAGTTCTTAGATCATTGGATGGAATTTATTGGTAATGCCTCTGGGCAGAAGCAAAGTGATGCTGGATATTATTATAGAATGGAATATCCAGATTCTTATAAGTCAAATCAAACTAAAATCATAAAGTTTGATAGAGACTATAAAAATGAAATAGAGTATACTTTCTATGGAATGTTCCCTATTGATCTTTCTTCAACTACTGTCAAATATGAGAATTCTGAAGTTCTAAAGGCAAGTGCAACATTCAGCTTTGACAGATACATTGCTGGTAAGTTTGATAGTTACTCGATTCATAGGGGAACTGATAATAATAAGGATAGCACTACTCCTGGATTAGAAGGATCATTTGCAGATCCAAATAGCAGATTAAGTGTTGCTGCAAGAGCTGCTCTTCAGGAGGGTGAATTTGATCCAAATAGAGTTTATGATATTAATGGAAGAGACGTTACAGTCCCAGAAACACTTACATTAAATGACTTCCCATTATCACAATAAATAATCATAACTGAAATCTTTGGGTCGTTATGCCTTTACCAAAAATCTCTACGCCAACTTATGAGTTGGAATTACCTTCTACTGGGAAGAAAGTAAAATATAGACCATTCCTAGTTAAAGAAGAAAAGGTTCTTATTATCGCTATGGAGAGCGAAGATGAGAAGCAAATTACTAATGCGATCAAAGAAGTAATATCGAATTGTATTATCACTCGTGGTATTAAGGTAGAGCAACTTTCTACTTTCGATATTGAATATCTCTTCCTCAATATCAGAGGCAAATCTGTCGGTGAGGAGGTAGAAGTAATGGTTACTTGCCCAGACGACGGTGTAACTAAAGTTCCTACTGTTATTAATTTGGATGAAATCAAAGTCCAAAAAGACGAAAAACATACTAGAGACATTAAACTAGATAATGATCTTGTTCTTCGTATGAAGTATCCGTCACTAGAAGAGTTTATTAAAAATAACTTTAGTGGTGAAGAAATTACAGTTGATAATACATTTGATCTGATTGCTTCTTGTGTTGAGCAGGTGTACTCTGAAGAAGAATCTTGGTCTGCGTCTGACTGTACTAAAAAAGAACTGATACAGTTTTTAGAACAATTAAGTTCAAAACAGTTCAAAGAGATTGAAACGTTCTTTGAGACCATGCCTAAATTGTCTCATACTGTTGTTGTTAAGAATCCAAACACTGGTGTTGATAACGAAATTCTCCTTGAGGGTTTAACTGCTTTTTTCGGGTAAGTATGGCTCATGAAGATCTTGAGTCATACTTCAAAGTCAATTTTGCCTTGATGCAGCATCATAAATACTCATTGACTGAACTAGAAAATATGATACCTTGGGAAAGAGAAGTCTATCTTACTCTTCTCCAACAGTATATTGAAGAAGAGAATTTAAAACAAAGACAATCTGAACTAAATGGCTGAGCCAATCAGGGGTAGAGTATCACCATATACATTTCTAGGACGTTTTCAGCAGCAGCAGAAACAGCAGCAAGTTGAAGGTGCAGATAATACCCTTGCGCTTAGACAAAATCAGGTTGCAATATCAAACGTTAATTCTTCACTGGTAAGAATTACTGAACAGATTAATGTTCTCTCAGTTTCACTTCAAGGTATCAGTAATCAAATAAAAGAAACTTCTTCTCTTGAAAATTTAAGAGATCAGCAGAAACAAAGACAAGAAAAGACATTAGCAGAAAGACAGATAAGAGAAGGAAAAGAAAGTCTTATAGAAACAAAGATACAATCTGCTCTTGTTAAACCTTTACAAGTAGTTGGTGCAAAGGCACAAGGAACTCTGTTTAGTCTTGGAAGATTCTTCAATATCTTATTGGGTGGATTCTTACTGAATAGAATCTTAGATTCCGTATCAGAATTATCGAGTAACGGAAAACTAACTTTAAAAAATCTTGGAGATAAGATAGCAAAAGATCTTGGTATTGTTGGAGGAATATTCTTATTAATCAATGGTGGATTTACCACTGGTCTTTCTTCTATTCTTAGATTAGGATTACTGTTAGGAAGAATTGCTGTTAAAGGACTTCTTTTAGCACCAATCAACTTGGCGTTTAATATTGCCAAGGGTGCTTTATCAGCACTTTCAAGTGGAATCAGAAATCTTCCAGGAATTTCTGCTGGTGGAGGATCTGGTGGTGCTGGCGGTGGTGGAAGAAACCAGGGTGGTGGAAGAAACCAGGGTGGTGGAACAAACCAGGGTGGTGGAAGAAACCAGGGTAGTGGTAGACCTAGTGGGGGAGGATTCCCTATTGGTGCTTCTAGTATTTTATCATTGATAAATTTCTTTGGATTTAATCAAAGTATAGGTCAATCAGTTTCTGGTCCAGTTGCCGGAGGACTTTTATCTATGCTCGTTCCTCCTCAGTTGAGGATGGCTATGTTCCTTACAGGATCTTTCATAGGTCCACAGGCATATGACACTTATCGGGAGAAGATAGAATCGGCATTACCTGGTCTTGGTATGAACAGAGATCAATTCATTGATATGGTCACTGGAAGAACTAGAGATCTCACTCCACCAAATAGAGGAGGAAATGTTACGGTTATCGATGCCGGTGGTGGTAATGGAGCAACTTCCACACAAACAAACGTTCCTTCTTCAACACCATCAACGACTTCTATACCATTATTATCAAGTTCTAATACTGATAATAATTTCTTCTTGCTATATTCCAAACTCCAATACAATGTGGTAGGATAAAATGGCAATATCACTTACCTCTTCCATAAACTTAAAAAATATCAATAGATCTCTTTCAGGTTTGACTGAAAGTGTTAGGAGTGCAAGGTCTTCTACTTCAAATATAAGAAAATCTCTCACGGAAAGTAATCGATCAAAAAGAACTTCATTATCCAATTCTTCAACTATTTTTAGAAAAAGAAGAGAAGCAGTATTGCGAAGAGAGAAAGAAGATCTTATTGAAGCTGGAAGTGTTGGTGGAGCAGTAAAGAGAGTTGGAAAAGTTGCAATGAATAGTACCAAAGGATTCTTTGGTAGAATTTTAGAATATCTTGGTCTTGTTTTAGTTGGTTGGGCAGTTAATAATCTTCCTAAGATTATGAAATTTGCTCAGGACTTAATTGGTAGAATGCAAAAGTATTTTGCAATACTCCAGGACTTTGTTGGGGGAGTGTCTGAAATATTACTCGGTTTTGGTGACATCATAGGCGGAATTTATACCAGTGTATCTACACTCAATTTTGGAAATTTCCAGAATTCAATGACAACTGGTTTGAAAAGAATGCAAGACGGTATTGATAGAATTTCCGATTCAACAATGAAAGGCGTCAATATGTTGACAACTGACGCTAGATCCATGCTCTCAATGATGGGATTTAATGTTGGGGAGTTCAATATTCCTGGATTACAAGAAGAAGAACTACCAGAACCTCAGCAACAAGGTGCTGGATCCAATCAACAACAAGGAAGTGCAGGACCATATCCAGATCCAAAATCTGTTGAGATGTATCGTATCGCGGCAGCACTCAGCACCGAAGGTAATAGTGATCAAGGATACGCTGATATGATGCAGGTTCTGGCAAATAGAAAAGCGTCTGGGTATGGTGCAACATATACAGAAATTCTCTCCGCCACTGGTCAGTTTGCAGGTGTAGAGAAAAGAGGATCTGCAGCATTTAGGTCAATAAGAAGTCTTGGAGAAGCTTCTGCCTGGTCTGGTCAAAGTCAAGCAACTTTGTTAAAAATTATCAGTCTTATGACTGACCCTGCAAGACAAGCAAATGCAGCATCATTTGTTAAGGGTGCTTTAGAGTTTAGAGGCAGTCCACAAAATGTAAAGGGAGATCCAAGAATTGAAGCTGATGCAAACGGGTTTATTAAAGGTACTGTTTGGAGAGGAACAAGTCAAGATAACCAGTTTATAATTAGTAACCCTCCAGGTTCAACTCCAGTAAGAATTAGACCTGGTGGAGCAGCACCTCTTGGCAATCTTCCTGCAGGAAAAACACAACCACAAAAACCAGAACCACCAGCACCAGAACCAGAACCACAAGCAAAACAAGAGCCAAAAGTATCTGGAAGTTTAATTCAAAGTTTATTCGATCTTTTACAAACTTCACCACAAAATAATTCGTCTTCCATAAATGTTCCAGAACCAGTTGCCACAAATACGATTATTATCCGCACAGGTTCTAATGAATCCTCAGGTTCAGGACTAGAAAGAGTAATAGGTTCTAAATCTCCCTCATTTGATGTGGCAAGAGTCGATATGAAAAATCTATTAAATAGTGATGACATTCTAATGTTAAGGTTAGGATAATATAAATGCCAGCAATAGACCCAGCAAATTACGACGAGATTATTATTGAGTCTAACGACGGATCTAAGTCTGTTGATGTAAGACTTGGCGTATTGAGTTTTGATTATTTTGAAGATTTGTTCTCACCAATTATTACTGCTAAAATGGTGATTGTAAACACTGGAGATAGTATTGTTGGTGAAGACGGAAAATATCAATCAATTTATAGTGGTTTACCTTTAAGGGGTGGGGAAAGAGTAAGTCTAAAAATTTCTCCAGCGGGTGAGAAAAATGTTCCACTAGATTTTGCTTCGAAAACATCTGATTATTTTTATGTTTCTAGTATCTACAATGTAATATCAACTGGACAAAAGGAAATGTTTGCTATTGACCTTGTTCCAAGAGAAGCAATTACTAATGAGGCAGTTTGTGTTCATAAAAAGTTTCCTATTGATCAAAGAATAAGTGATTCTGTTAAAGATATACTGAATAACTTTCTTAAAGCAGATAAGATTGATAGGGTAGACGAAACTCTAAACAAATTTGGTTTTTTTGGAAATTATAGAAAACCATTTAGACTTTTAGTTTGGTTAGCGTCAAAGGCAGTTCCTGCTACCACAAATGCTTTTGCTGGATTCTTCTTTTATCAAACAAAGGACGGTTTTAGTTTTAGATCAATCCAGTCTCTGATCTCTGAGGGTGTCAGTTCTCCAAAAGCAGTTTATCAAGAGGGGTTGGGTAGAGAACAAGATTTTAAAATTATGAACTACACAATTGAAAGAAATCATGATCTCCTGAAAAAAATGAGAGTAGGAACATATTCAAGTTTCTTTATGCAGTTCAATCCATTTACTGGTGAATTCTCAAAAGAAAGCAGAGGAAAATTTAATTTAAATGATTATGCAAATGTAACCACAAATCTTGGAGACTCTCCGGAGATTCCAAAAGTTGTTAATGATTCCAACTTAACATTGGCAAATATGCCAACTAGAATAATTACTGCTGTTGCTAATATTGGAACGATAGATAAGAATCCTTCTTCTACTCAAAATGCTTCAGTTGAATTTTATCAAAGACAAGCATTACTTACATATAACTTATTGTTTATGCAAACTTTGAATATGACTATTCCTGTAAACACTAGTCTTAAAGTTGGTGATGTAATTGAATGTAAATTTACAAAGACTAGCAGCTCAAATCCTAGTCTTGATAGTGGTCTATATATGATAAAAGAACTACGCCATAGCTTTACGAAAGAATTGTCACTTACTTATATGAAACTGATAAGAGATACTTACGGAGAATTCGGGACAAAATAGTAAATGGAAGATTTTTTAATAAAAAGTAATTTTATTGGTAAGGACGGATTTGTCTGGTGGATAGGGCAGATATGCA